AATTCCACAGAGTGGCAAGGCTGGGAACCCTGATGTCGTTTTGACATTGGGGTTCTTTTTTTTATTAAGCAAATGACCCGGAGGTGTGATAGATGGATTCAGAAAAGGAAACGGATGAAATCGTGGAACAAGTAAAAAAACGGAGACGAAGCAAAAATGCGAATGGTGCGCCAACCTTTGGGGACAACGGCGTTTTAATTGAACCGTCTGAAAATGCCGCCATATGCGCCTATGCCCTGGACATCTTCCATGTCCCGGCGGTTGATCTGGAGAATCCCAAAGCTGTGGAAAACGCAATCGATGGCTATTTTAAAAATTGCATTGATCGTGGGCTGCGCCCCGGAAATCTTGGACTGTATGCAACATTGGGACTGTCAAAGCAAGACGTAAGTAATGCTATACATGGGTACAGCCGGAAGTTAAGCCCAGAAGTTATAGACTTGCTTAAAAAAGCCAAGGTCGCTTTATCGGCATACCGCGAGATGCTAGGCAGCACCGGCAAGATTAACCCGGTCACCTTGATCTTCTGGCAGAAGAACTACGACGGCCTGGAGGACAAGCAGACGATGGAGGTCGCGCCGCGTCGTGACTTGCAGCCAGACCAGACGCCGGACGAGATCGCAAAGCGCCTGGAGCAGGATATCCCTATTGATGTGGACTGCGAGGAGCCATAAAGCCCTTAAATGTCCGCCCGGTAAATACAGCCGGGCATAATATAGGTATGCCGTCACAATATGCACAAAAAACAGCACGGAAATTATGCAAAAAGAACAAAAACAGGTCTTGATCTATACGACAAATTCGTGTTTGTCGTATAGATGGCCGGAAGACGCCAGTAAAAAAGATGCCCGTGCTTTAGGGGAGGGCCCCGCCAGGGGTCTGCGCCAGAGCGGTCCGGCGGCCCAGTAACCCCCTCAAATTCCGAAAAAATAAAAAAGATGGCCGACTTACAATTCCGATTTTTTCCGGAAAAAACAAAAAGGCCGAGTTCTGAAAAGGATAGCAGCATTCAACCACGCAAACTGCTGCCAGAAAGGAGAATCTTATGCCACACACAGTAAAAGTCGTAAATAATAACGGGAAAATCATTCCCACAAGAGTCTTTGTCGATGATAAAGAGGTAAACGTTCGCTCTGTTGAGTATCATGCCGACATGGACTCCTGCCCGATGTTTGTATTCGAGATTCCAGCACTTACAGACATTGAAGTAAATCATGCAAATTTACGATTCGCTTTTACACCCCAAACCGTTACCGAAGCGGTCAAGATTCTTCGGCACGAGCTGCAGAATAATCCATACCTTGCCGGTGGCTTTATAGCGAGCATAGAATCAGCGTTGATGGAATCGCAGTCCACCACGACCCACGATCTGGCGGTGGCTATCCTGAATAGAATTGTTGGGGAGTACGAAGAAGCTGAATATTAGATAGGTGCGCACGTTTTGCGGGAAGCAGGTGATAGAATGATATTTTTAGAAATTTGCGTGATGACATTTCTTTTTTTGATTCTTGAGCTTGGAATTTCAATATTATGTTCCTTTGTTTTCTTACTTCTTGATTCTTATTACTGAAAGCAGGTGAAATTGAATGAATTTTGCGAAAGCATTAGAAGCCTTAAAGGCAGGGAAAAAAGTTAAATTGCCACATTGGAAAGGATACTGGGTAAAAGAAGGCGATACCGTCAAGATGCACTGTAAAGACGGAAGGGTGTTAGACATTCGAGAAACAGAAGATGTCTTTTATACTCTTGGGAATATTGCTTCTGACGAATGGGAAGTGGCCGAGGAATGCGACATTGATTTGAATGCTCACACATTCCAGTTCGGCGAAGCTCTTCGTTATCTGCGACAGGGTAAAAGGTTAACTCGTAAGGGATGGAACGGCAAAGGGCTGTCAGTCGTATACCAGAAGGCCTATCCCGACGGAATCCCTTGTAATAAGCAGACTGCCGAAGCATGGGGACTGAATGAGGGAGACCTGTTTAAATGTGAGCCGTACTTGCAGATTAGCACTGTTGACGGTTCTCATGTGATGTGGGTTCCGTCGATCAGAGATGTTCTGGCGGAAGACTGGGAAGTGGTTGTCTAACAGCATATGAAGATACATTTTGTATTGATGTAGAAGTGCTATAAAACGAGGAGATACGAAATGCTTCAACCAGCACAATTATATGTAGAAAAACTGCAAGAGGAAATCATAAAATCATGGTATAAGCCAGAGAATATTTACTGGGACGGCGGCCCTGGTTCTTATCAGATTAGCTTACCTGATAACAATTTTGACAGGCATTGTTTTGTGTCTGTGAATAAAAACGGTAATGTTATCGGTTACATTGACTATAACGTTGATTACACATCTATGGTAGCTTATAAATTTGGGATAATCAGCTTTGAAAAAGGTTCCGTAGAATTTGCAAAAGATTTGTACGAGGCAATCTGTAACTGTTTTGAAAAATATCACATGAATAGAATTTCATGGCTTTGTTATACAGATAATCCTGCAATTAAGGGTTATCGAAATTTTATTAAAAAGCATGGTGGCGTTGAATGTGGATATTATAGGCAAGTAGCAAAATTGCAAGATGGAAAGCTACATGATAGCGTTGTATTTGAGATTTTAGCAGAGGAATTTGTGAAATAACAGGAGGATAGCCATGCAATCAAACCATCATTTCCCATACGTCGAAGGCCAACCGGCGGAAATCTTCTATCAGGGTCGGTGGCAAACAGGTAAGGTAGTTGCCGGGTATAGATTCCGGGATGGTATCGTGTCTGTACGGATAGATGATACCGGAGAAGTAATATCATGCGGAGAAGTGAGAAAAGAGTTATACAGACCTATTATTTAGTTTGCGTGGAGGAGAAGAAATGAAACGAGAAATCAATATTGGAGACAGAGTGATTTGCAAATCAACAGGTGTTCGCGGAATTGTTGAGAAGTTTTATATTCCGACATCGTGCGCGGAGCAAACAATGGTAGTCACATACGACGGAAGAAGATACCATGCGCCAACAACCGAATGGGTACGGGAGGGTTAACATGCAAGCAATCTATAAATGCCGGATGTGCGAAAAGCAGTTTTCTGATACACTTTTACCGGATAAAGAAGTCGATAAGTGTATTTGGACTCTTATGGTTAAAAAGGATTGGCACAAGTCTTATTCCGGCAGAACCGATGTATACAAGCATATAAGGCACAGCCATCCAGACGGCTCCATCGGCTTTGCGGATTTTATTGGGTTTCGGGAGGAAGAATGAAAGATAAAATCAATATTCTTGGTACGGAATATTCCATCGAATTGAAAGAAATGGGAAATTCCGACTATGACGGCTATTGCGATTATACTTCCAAATGTATCACCGTCCGGTCGGACAATTACAACAAAGTAGAAGCTTTTGATTGGCTTCAGAAGAAACAACTCCGGCACGAAGTTATTCACGCGTTTATGGCGGAAAGTGGCCTGCAAGCAAATTGGGAGCATAAGCAGGAATTTGGTCATGATGAAACAACTGTGGACTGGTTCGCTATTCAAATCCCGAAAATTACAAAAGCACTTGTGGAAGCAGAAATAATGAGTTTAGAGGAAATATATAACATGCAATCAACAATGTACAGTTGCCATTGATGGAAAATCAGTTTTTGATTGCATAAAAGATAATCTTGCGAGGTAACTAAATGGGATTCTTTAAGAAACTAATCTGTCGACACGATTACCAATACATAGGTTGGCACTTTGTAAATGGTGGAATGTGCAAATGCCGTATGGAGAAATGCAGAAAGTGCGGAAAAGTTAGGAGGAAAATGCTATGAAGCTATTCTTCGATACAGAATTTACTGGATTACATAAGAATACAACACTCATCAGCATTGGTATTGTGAGCGAAGGCGGAAAGAGTTTTTACGCTGAATGTAATGATTTTGATATTTCACAATGCGACGATTGGATTATGAAAAACGTAGTAAGTAATCTGTATAACTATTACGTGACTAAACGAAAATCATCTGACTGGGAAAGTGGCGTAGCTGATACGCAGATATTTGGTGCCAAAAAAGAAGTGACTTTTGCATTAAAAGATTGGCTTCAGCAGTTTGATTCCGTACAGTTTGTTTCAGATGTTTGTCATTATGATTTTGTTCTGCTGATCGATCTTTTCGGCGGCGCCTTTGATCTTCCAGAAAATGTGAATCCGGCTTGTCATGACATCAATCAAGACATAGCTAAGTACTATGGCATTTCGGAAAAAGAGGCATTTGACATGAGCAGAGAAGCCATATTGGCAGAAAAAGAAACTTGGGTAAACACAGAGTGCAAACATAATGCTTTGTATGATGCAATAGTAATATGTGCAATATATGAAGCCATAAGCAAGAAAGGACATTAACATGAAAAAATTATTTATTAGCTGTCCAATGAAAGGTAGAACAGAAGAAAATATCAGGAATAGCATGGAGCGCATGCATAAAATCGCCGAGATTATTTTTGATGAAAAGCTGGAAGTCATCCCTACATATATTGAGGACAATCCACCAGAAAATGTTGCACAGGCCGTATGGTATCTCGGGGAAAGTATCAAGAAATTGTCCGGAGCTGATTACTTCATTGGTATCGCATACTCCGAAGTATTTAAAGGCTGCAAAATTGAAACGGAAGTTGCGCAGGCATATGGGATTCGTAGTACGTACATAAATTTGTACGATATGATGCCGGATGCTATGGAAATTGAACGTAACTTTTTCAATAACAAGCCGAAATGCACGGTCTGATATCACGAGGTGACAAAATGCAAATTTTAAGAATAATAACGACTGTCATGAATGTATTTTATATGCTGATAATCATATTTTTCAGCAGAAATCTGACATGGGCAAAAGAAAAAGCTTCGATTATTGGATATAGCACAATGTTCGTGACATATGCGTTGAATATTTTGTTGTTGTGGAGGTAAGGAGATGAAAGATATAAAAACGATCGGACTCGCTGTATTGGCTATCTTGGCGGTAATTATACTGGGTGTGTTTGCCTTATATACGCCGTACAATAAGGCGATTTCGCTTGAAGAATCCGTCGATGCAGCAGCATCCGATATTAAAGTACAGGAGAAACGCAGAGTAGATTTAGTTTATAATCTGGCGGATTGCGTGAAGCAATATGATAAGCATGAATCTGAGACATTGGAAGCGATAGTTGACGGCAGAAATGCCGCCGGAGATATTGAAAATGTTACAACGGCCATCACGGCAGTAGCTGAATCTTATCCGGAGTTAAAATCTGACGAAAATTACAAACAACTCATGAATGAATTGGCGATTACCGAAAATTTAATTGCGGAGTACAGAAGTAATTATAATAGCTCGGTTAAGCAATATAACCGGTATGTAAAAAAGCCGTTAACGAAATTAGTGCTCGATTTGACTAGTTACGACATACAGAGTTTTACTTTCTTGGATTACGATGTCGCAGAAGACGCTCCACAAAATCTATTTGAGGATTAAAGTATGGAAATCACCAAGCGTGAGATCATTGCTAGCATATCAATAATAGCTATCATGCTGTTAATTGGTTTGTGGTTCGACGGTAAAATTGCAGATTGGAATACCGATCAAAATGAAAAATATGCTAAAGCTGTAAAAATTGAAGATTCTGATATGTTCCAGTATGGAATGGAAACCAATGTCGGCACAGCTTTTGTATACGGGGAATTAAAGGCAGTTGATACCGTAACCTACCCGGAAATCGGCGGAGAGTATATGTATGTGGAAAAGGTGAGAGAACAATACACTATGCATACACGCACATACACAACGACAGACAGCAAAGGCAATACCCAGACGCACACGGAGACGTATTGGACTTGGGATCGGGTGGAAAGCGAAAGTGTGGGATGTGATGAGATTTCATTTTGCGGCATTGTTTTTCCGAGTAACAAAATCAGATTTCCAAGCGCTGAATACATAGATACGTTGAAAGAATCGAGCACTATACGCTATAAATACTATGGAGTTAATACGCTATACACAGGAACGATATTCACGAGTTTGTGTGACGGAACAATTACGGATGGAAGCAGTTTTTACAATGAGTATAATATTTCTGAAACAGTACAAATGCTGAAAGACGCAAATGTGATTTCTCAGATCTTATTCTGGGTGTTCTGGATTATTCTGATTATAGCTATTATATACGGATTCTATTATATGGATAATTGGTGGTTAAACGATGCATAAATGCAGTAAATGTGGATTATACATGACATTTCACATGGAGTACAGAAACGGGTATCCCGTAGTAATCTGGAAGTGCGAGTGTGGAAACAAAGAGTATCAGTTTTGAGGATAGCAAAGATGCTTATTGTAGTATTTGGTGTTTTACGGTTTACACGATGCTGGCGCTTGGTTATTGCCCCATATGAACGTGTTCGATTTAAGCAAAAGCAGAAAGGACATCGGCAGGTATGCGGTGCTGAGCTGTTCTTCTGGCGGCGATTTTTATCAAGACCTTCGTGGCATCCTGAATAGCTGGAGCCTGTCGTGTAAGCATATATAAAATAATGTTCAGGTGGGTTATTTTGAGCCCAATGGCGCGACAGCCAGTGAGAGATGTTGCATTCCACCAAATGGCGTAGAAAGGAAACTGACTACAAATCTACGCAAAAAACTTATTCAAGAGAGATATCAAATTCAGTGAGGAGTCATAGTCTGGATATCTTGAATTGTATTCTGGAAGTGAGTATCGTGAACGCTCTTTAGTACAAGAAAGTTCAGCGAGGTGGTTTTTCAAAGAATGCGCTCGGAGCATTGGCGTAATGGTATCGCAGTGGCTTGCTAAGCCATCTATCGGAAACGATATGAGGGTTCGATTCCCTCATGCTCCGTTCGAGACAGAACCTCCCATTTGTCTCGAATACCCCTGGGCGTAGTAGTGCGAAAGGCGCTGTTAAGGGCTGTTCAAAAGGCCCGCTGCGTTTGGCGAGTTTTTATTGGTTTCGCTTGCCATAGATTTTTCTCCTTAACCCGGTAGCTGAATGAGCTGATTAAAGGTGTGTCAGATACACCGCCGGGGATTGTGCCGGGTCGCTCCCGGATGATGTGGGATGGCGGATTTCCCACAGAGAATGATAATGGCCACCGAAAGCATACGAGCATATGAGAGCGGCTGGTGGAAGCGACACTGAAGCGGTATGTTTGTATGTCTAAGTGGCAATCGCATAGATATAGCTTTGCCGTGACTGTAAGCTTTGTGAATCACGGCAGTGCGGCACATTCCGCCCGGGATTCCGCACTTATGGGGATGTGATCGACGGCAAAGGTAGACTGTATCCGCGGTAGAATTAGTCTTATGTAGGTTCGACTCCTACAATCCCTATTTATTCCATCTGCTGGCCATCTGATGGCTGGTATAGCGTGGGCTGCCTATCTGATAGACGGTTGCATGATGGACGATGGATAGTAAAATTCCGAAAAGAGGTATGGAATATACGATGCAATCGTAAATAACGCGCAATTATGGTTCAAATCCATCCAGAGTTTAAGTGTATAATTACCAAAAGCTCAGAGTAAGCTATTGCAAAAGGGAAACCGCGTGTATGCTTTGAGGTGCAAATCCTCACCTATCCAAATCAGAATCCGGTAAGCCACAAGATAGGGACGCGCGCATACCTATCCTGCGCAAGGTTCTGAAAATCTGTTTTGGTGTTTCCAGCCCTGTCGTATTAAAGCAATACAACGGAATATAGCGTAGGTGGACGGTTCAATTCCGCAAGGAGGCTTCGCGAGCCTCCGAGAAAAAAACAGATATGTCGCCTGACCCGAGGCATATTCGCAATATCGGGCGTTCTGGCTTAGCTCAGTTGGGAGAGTATAATCAAGTGTGGTCACTGGTTCGAGTCCAGTAGCCGGAATTTGGAGCAATCCAACGGTGAGTGACACCGTAAAAACATCCGTCGGACGAGTGAATAACACAGACGTAAAAGAAACACTCTTCGGGAAACTAGTCGGGTAATGATGAGGGCGACGGAGCGGCGGATACAGTAGTTGCATAAGGGATGATTCCGCTATTAGTAAATGCAAGGAGGATACGACATGACAATTGGTGGATGGGTTATATTTATTTGTCTCGCGGTACTACTTGCCGTGGTTGGCGGGGCTTTGGCTTATTGTGCTTATGATTGTGATTGTATAGAATCAATGATAATGATTATTATCGTTACATTCATCTGCATTATTGCCACATATGCAGGAATGCGCTGGTATTATGCAAACACAGCTTCCGGGCAAAGAGCATTAATCGACCAAAAGAGCGAATTGAATAATGGTCTCGAGCGTACTGTGACTATTTACACAGCAGACGGAGAAGTCCTGGCAAAGTATGAGGGGCAGATTGATATTGAGGCTAATGACGGCGGATACATCAAGTTTGATTTGGATGGCAAGAGATATATTTATTATAATTGCTTTGTGGAAAGCATAGCGGAGATAGAATGAAAATTAACGATATCAAATATTTAATCAATATATACGGAAAAGACGCAACCCTGGCAGATGTTCTGAAGAAAGTCCAGGGAAATAAAATACATATGTGCCCTAAATGTGGTGGAAGCGGACGGGTTTCCGTGAGGAGAAATGTAGCACAATACTGGGAATGCTGTGATAGATACGAAACATATACACGCGCATGTGATTTGTGCCACGGAGAAGGCTACACGGAACACGAATACAAGCCCAAAATGGTACAAGACGGTTGGGAATAAGTCAAGTTTTCATAAGGGCGGGAACGCATATTATGAACGAGTGGAAATATGCAAGAATGTGAGTAGAGAGGCTTTGTAGCATTCAATCAATGCTCATTCGCCAAGCGGTAAGGCACAGCACTTTGACTGCTGTATTGCGCTGGTTCAAATCCAGCATGGGCAGCTTGGGTTTAGTGTGAAATCCAACCCATTACCTTTACGGAGGGATGCCCGTGATAGACGGCGAAATTAAAAAATAGCAGATACGAGCACCGAGAGAGCCATTCTGGAAAGGGAGTGGAGCGGGTGTCCGTATCACCTAGAAATCAAAAAATCATAAATAGACTGCATCAGTCAGACCTACATCAATACAGCAATCTTAAAATGTTATTCGATATGGTTCTGGCCGTCAAAGATGAAGATATAAATATTGCCAAATCTGAATGTCAACATGTTAAGAACCTGGCAGCCATGGGTACACGCGTAAGCAATCGCTTCGGCGAATTATATTGGAGAGCTGTGTTGTTCCTGGCGCAGAACAGAGACCTAGACTCATATTTGCTTTATCTGGAACGATACAGAGACCCGGAAGACCGTTTCTATCTTCCGCGGCGAAATCAACTGCGGAAACTTGGATTAATTCAAGCTATGCAGGATTTGATTGACGATAAATTAGATATCCTCACCATTTCGTGTCCTCCGGGCGTAGGCAAGACCACTCTGGCGGAAATGTTTCTTTCTGGCTGGATTGGCTGGGATCCGGATGCCTGCAATCTTTTTTCATCTCACTCTGGTCACGTCACCCGAATGGTTTACGACGTTATTTGTGACATAATCGGAGTTGATCTTAAGCCTAATCAAGTCGCAGAGTATGCATGGAGAGAAATCTTTCCAGATGTCAAGATCGAAATGGTCAATGCAAAGGAAGAGACCATTAATCTGGGTAAATTCAAGCCGTTTAAATCCATTACATTCAGGGCATTGGGAGCTTCTCAAACTGGCGTTACGCGTGCAGAAGGATTATTATACTGCGACGACTTATGTTCTGGCATCGAGGAAGCCCTTTCCAAGCTTCGTCTTGATAAACTGTGGACGAAATACAGCACAGACTTAAAAACACGTAAGAAAGCTGGAAGAAAGGGCAAGAAGTGTAAGGAACTGCATATAGCCACCAGATGGTCAGTACATGATGTAATAGGTCGATTGATGCGATTATACGCAGGAAACGATCGGTGCAAATTCATATCCGTCCCTGACATTGATCCGGAGACCGGCGAAAGCAACTGGAATTATCAGTACGGCGTTGGATTTGATGAAGAATATTTTGAGGACATCCAGCAGTCTCTGGACGAAATCACTTATAAATGTCTGTATAAAAATAATCCGGTAGAGCGAGAAGGCTTGCTATTTGACCCGGATACGCTTCGACGGTATAAACGTTTGCCAGATAAAGAACCCGATGCTATCTGGGGGTTCCTTGACCCGAAAGGCGAAGGTACGGACTTTAATAGCCTGGGTGTATTCTATCAGTACGGACAAGACTACTATCTTGAAGATGTAGTGTTCCGGAACATTGACCCGTACAAGCTCGACATTCTTAACGCACAATGCCTTGTTCGAAACAACGTTCAGATATGTCAGGTTGAGAGTAACAAAGAAGGTGTCAGAACTGGAGATTCTATCCAGGCGGCCATTGATGAAATGGGCGGTCGATGCGTAATTGAGAAGAAAGTATCTTCAGCAAACAAAGAAACCAGAATTATAGTAAATAGTCCATGGGTTATTAAACACGTATTATTTAAAGAACCAAAAACTCCAGACTATCCAGACGGATACTTGGCAAATTCTGAATATGGGGAGTTCATGTCCCAGTTTACATCTTACAATCAGTTATCCAAAAATTCGAACGATGATGCACCGGATATGGTAACGATGCTTGCGATTCACGAAGGAGGATATGACGGAACGACAGTTAAAGTTATGAGCAGGGAAAAATTGGGAATCTAGGAGGTTTACCATAAATTGAATAAGCGAGAATTAAGACTTGAAAAATACGGAATCTCCAACAAACGCTATAAGGAGCTTTGTGGATTCTGTGAGCAATACCCGGAGTGGTTAGATGAATTGCAATACAAGACTGATACCATGAAAAGCTGTGGGATTGATGGGATGCCGGGAGCCCCAACAAAACAAAGCGACCAGACAGGAAATCTTGCGGTCAGGAGAGCCGAGCTTCGCAATAAATGCGAATTAATTGAGAAAACTGCCATGCAGGCAGACCCGGACTTGTATCAGTATATAATTAAATCCGTATGTTATGAACAACCGTTTTTCTACCTGCAAGAAATTATGGGAATGCCATGCAGTCGTCATATGTTCTATGATCGGCGGCGATATTTCTTTTACCTTTTAGATAAAAACAAAGGTGCAAACTGAATAAAACATGGACACCAAAAGGACATTAAAACATGTTATTATTATATTGTCCGAAGTTTCGGAAAACCCAATTTCTTCTTTTCAAATTTCCTCTGTAAGGAGCGCTGACTTTGAGTTTATCATTGCCAGTGCTCTTTTTATGTGAGGAAAAGGCAGGTGTATAAGGATGAATAAATTAATAGAGATAAGATGCCAGAATAAATTTACTGATGGCAGGAAGTGTGATGCATTTCTGTGTAAAACCTCTGGCGATGTTGAAATAGTATGCAGACGGTGCGGTTGTAAAAATGTTTACGATTCCAGCACTGGAAAACAAAAAATATATCCCAAAAAGATATCTTATGAGAGAAATACCAGCAGTGGCATGGTATTCAGGTAGGTGATGATATGACTAAAGGCCGGAGAATGATTTTCACGGACTACGATGTAATAACTCCGGACAATGTACTGGATGTTATTAATAAAGCATTCCCTATTCATATGGCAAACGTGGCAGAAGAAATATTTCTGTTTGACTATGTTTCCGGGGACCAGCCAATCCTAAATCGTGAGAAGCCTATTCGCAAGGAAATCAATGAGAGGGTTGCGGTAAATATTGCGAACAGAATTAAGAATTTTAAAGTTGGTTAC